GTGCCGGCAATCGTGCCCTCACCAGAATCTAGGTCGAACAGCTCGCGCTCACGATCGATCTGATCCCGGCGCTCTCCAGCCTCAGTATCAACGGCCGCTCGATCTTGCAGATCCTGCTCTGTATAGCTTTCGAGTGGCCCAGAACGAGAAACGGAGCCTTGTGGCTCCGTCTCGGTTTCTTCTGTTTGATCTACATCTGGGGGAACTCGACTCCGCGCCGTTGCAAGACTCTCTTCGCTGCCAGCCTGCGTAGCTTCTGTAGCTCCTGGCTGACCTCCTGCGGGTTCGAGCGCAGCTCCGCTATCTCCTCGGCGCTCAGACGTTTGTAAATCTCTTGAAGCTGTCGCAGTCCCTTCTGGTAATGCACCGCTGATTTCATCTCTGAACTCCTCGCGAACCTCGTTAAAGTAATTGATAGAATCTAACACAGCCGCATCGCTCAGTCCTGCCTCTTCCGGCCCGACCTCGCTACGATATGTAGCCACTAGAGCCTCAAATTCATCAATCATCTCCTGGGTAAATTCTTTGTCATTTTCAAGGGATAAGATCGAGGCTGCTTTGTCGCTCTTGTAAACAAACGTATTGCCTTGAGCAAGATTTACTGCTTCCCGAATATCCTCCATGACATCGTTAGCACTGAGCGTATCTGGCATATTCGGGTCAGCTTGGGGATACCAGCCTTCATCTCTCAACGAAATCGCAAGGTCATCGAAAGTCCTGCCGTTTTTTCTAAACAGCCTGTACCTACCCACGCTATTTGAGCGAGGGTTGTCGAGCTTTGGCTCAAAGCCATTGGCTGCGGCCAAATCACTATCTATCCCGCCCAACTTAACGATAGTCAAGATTAAGTCATCACCATCCTTGACTGTTAAAGCGGGGTTTTTCTTGGTGAGGCCACTCTGATCTCGAGCAGTAAGTGCATTTAGTTTTTGCTCTATACCGTTTAGTTTTTCGTAAGCTACCCCTGCTCCTCTTTCAAACACCGCAATCTCATCCGCAATACTAAGCCGGTTTGGCGGCAGATTTTCCATCTCAATCACTTGCCGTTGGTCTTGCTGTGCTTGATCTATAACGCGAGAAGGAGTGACTTCTTTTATCCGTTCTCTTTCGGACGGGTTGATAAGATTGCCTTGAACAGCAAATCCAGAGCCCTCAGTAACGACCTCCCAACGGTAAAGCTGCTCTTCTCTTTGCAGCCTGCTCATCGCAATTTCGGCGGACTTAGCGGTGGGGTAAACATCACCGCTGGTTTTAACGCGAGTTACCCTAGCGGGATTTGTAGGTTGATCTGCTGGAGGCTGGCCATAGATTATGTTTTGATTTTCTATAAGGGCAGGGCCGGGAGGGGGCGGCTCTGGTGGCGGCTGATCGCCATAGATAATGTTTTGATCCTCGATCAGATTGTCTCTGGCCTGGATGTCTGGGATATCTGCCTGCTGGGTTGTTGAGCGCGGCCTTCTAGTTGAGCCTTCTGGGTCTACTTCAAAGTCAGCAGGAGCCCTGAGAGCGGGCCGCTCTGTCTGAGGCATTACCCCGGCTTGCTGATAGAGTTCGATGGTTTCGTCTATGCGAGGCATTAGCTCGCCTTCCAGGACGTTTACATAATCGAACGACTGACGGCGACCGAACTCTGGAGAAAGAATTGGCCGGGACGCAATGTCTCTAACCTGGTTAAGTATGGTAGCAACGGCGGCTGAGCTGCCTTCTGACTCATAACTCTGAGCTTCTTGTAGCCTGGCCAAGCCAAACTGCAAACGCCCAATGTCATCTTCCAGCTCTTGGGTTTGCTGTGGATCGCTATCGCCGAGGGCTCTTTGCTCGCGTCTGGCAGTAATGATGGCTTTGTTAAGGCTGGCCCGCAGAGATCCAATCAGGTCTACGCCGGAAGTGAGTGCTGCCTGTTGCTGCTGCCTCTGGGCTTCCGCTTCCAAAAGCTGCTGTTGCCGTTGAGCTTCGGTTTCTCGAATTTGACGCTCTGCTGTGTCAGCGGCTTCTTTGGAGTCCGTCTCGATGACAGTGCGGGAGTTGGGGGTTTCTATGACCCGGCGCTGATTACCCTGTCTGGCGGCAATCTCCTCGTCGAGCCTTTCCTTTATTCTTTCGGCAAAGCGATCTCCCGCCGCATCGCCAAAGTTGGCCCTTATGATTCTCTCAGCGTCTTCTGTAACTCGCCCCTGGACAGGAACGACTTCTGCGCGGAGGTCAATCTCCGCTAAATCTTCATCAGATATGCCCTCGATTCTCGATGGCCTGGGGGCAAGAGGTTCAAATGGAGTGGGCTGTAGGGTGGTTTCTGCAGGAGTGAGGGTGACGGGATCCACGCGGCCCTGATTAATGCCGAATCTTGATCGCAGAGCTTCGATATCAGATTGGTTGGTCGTGTCGGTCGTAGAGACTTGTGCCGCTTCCTGGGCAGCACTGGCAGACTGGTCTAGGGCATCGCCGCCAGCTTCTCTAGCTTTATTGGCACCGCGTTCCGCGGCCTCGGCAATCCTGCTTCTAGTGGGACTCAAACCACCTACTGTGCCACCCATCAAGCCGCCTAATAGACCGCCCTGTCCAACAGCCTGCCCTACGCCTTCCGTAAGGCTGCGTGACGGGTCTAAAGACTGAATGTTGAGGTTGGCTATGGCCTGTCCACCGCCCTCTTCTATGGCCTCCTGTAGCGCCTCAGAGACTAATCCACGCCCAAGATTTCCGATGCGGGTTGTGTTGTTGGCAACACCACCGATTAGCGTTTTCTCAATCGTGCTGGGCAATACGCCGGCAGTGAGCGCAGACAGAGCGCCAACGGCTGCACCTGTGTTTCTGGCCCCCTCGAGTGCCAGTTCTTTACGAGCTTCCTCTGCGCCGATCTCCGCCTTTCGGACTCGGTATGCATCGTTTCTGTCCAGGACATCTTCCGGCACTTGCATGGCTTCGGAGTACATACTCCCGGCGATGTCGCCTGCGTTTAGTCCGGCACCAGATAGCACACCCGCTGCCTGCCCTGCGCGAACAGCACCAGTAGCTCCGCGAACTGCCAAGCCAGCGCCACCGGAACCCGCCAGTAAGGGGATCTGCTGAGTCAGGAATGAAAAGGTCAGAGAGGGGTCTGTGATCGTGCCGACAAACGCTCGGCTCAGCTTATCTACCTCGTCAGCGCCACCGTCAACGTACTGTTGAAACTGAGTCTGCCGGCGCTTCTGATCCTCTGTTTGGAGATCCTCATAGAAGCTGGTTGTCTCCTCCCCAAACCGGCTAATCGCGTTATCCATGTTGCCGGATGCGAGGCCGTATAACGTGCCAATACCTGACACAAGATTGCCGGAGCCAATCCCGAAGTCTGAAATAAACCCTTGGCCAAAAAATTCATCATCTTCCTGGCGCAGCGGATCGATACTGGTCAGTTGGCTAGTCAGATAGATGGAATTGCCTGTTCCCAGGCCAGAGGTGAGGTAATCGGACTTTCCCGACATAAAACTTTTCCCCAAAAAAAATGGGGCCGAAGCCCCAAGAAATACTAGATTGGTTTACTGCCCGTAAAGCTGACCGTAGTAATCGCCGTAATTGCTTCTGAAGCGCTCTCTAAGTTGATCGAGCTGGGATCCCGAGTAGGTGACGCCATCGAACTCTACCGAGGTGATCCCCGTTCCCATCCCATCAGCTCCAAACAGCTTTCTGCCATCAGCCTTAATCTGCTCTGGAGAGGGCAGATCGGGGGGCGGGTTACTGCGGCCCAATCGATCTCGCGAGTCCTCTAGCGCCTGATTGAACTGATTTCTCGCTTTTTCTAAAGCATCCCATACCAGGGGATTCTCCTCTCTGGTCTCGAGGTTGATTCTCGCCGCATCGGATTGAGCGAGCTTTAGAGACTCAAGTGATGGCGTTAGCAGCGGGTCAACCGTGGCAAGCTGGCCCAGGTCGACCAGCGTTCCAGCCCGCGTTATTCCCTTCAGATTGCCATCAGCATCCAATTGAGTAGAGCTGACGAAGCCGGCCTCAGTCTCTCTGACAGAATCCAAGTAACTTCGCTCTTCTCTCAGCAAGCCTTTCTGGAATCCGCGCTGTGATTCAATGTCCGAAAGCTGATCTGCGCGATCTCTCTGGTAATTCCTGTCCGCAATCTTCGCCAGCCGCTCTTCTTTTCTTGCAGCGATAGCGTCCTGGAACAATAAGCTCGCAGTGTTAGTAACACCTTGAGCAACACCGCCCAACAATCCCCTAGCAAAAGGACTCATATCAAACCCTCATCTCTTGTGCGCCTTGCTGCATTGGCTGCTGCGGAGCGCCCTCATCGCCTAGCGGTATATCTTCGTCTGGAAGATCGTCAGCAAAATTATCTGGTAGCGCTTGCGCTTCCATCGTTAGCTCAGATGTATCCACCTCAGACATCGCAGCGGTGAGCTGCTGTACTTGCTCTGGATCGAGGCCCTGCTCCTGCGCGAACATAGTGACCATGTGCCGGAATGCGATAGCGGCATCCTCTGGGCCAACCGTCATGCCGGATTGCTCTGCGATCTCCATCACCTCATTCAAGGCAACCATCGCAATGACAGATAGGTTTTCTTCCTTGATGTCACCGTCTGTCTCTACATCAGAAGACTCAGCAAGCCGGTAGGCAATAAGCGCCAGTAACTGTGGCTGTGACTCTCGTGACTTCTCTGTGACATTAGCAATCTGCGAGGCAATGTCCTCTTCGTAAAGCCGTCCGCCCAGGTACTGAATCGCTTGATCGAGAGCCGGATCATCAGGATCTATGCTCGAGGCGCCTGATTGTGACTTCGGTTGTTGGGCCGTCTGCGCGGCACCCTGCATTAGTCCCGCCATAATTACGCCACCGTCCCTAAGTCAGCACTACCAATAGATTGATTCGGATACTCGTACTTTCCAGTAGCCGGGTTATAAACAGGCATTGGGATAACAGTGCCGATGTTTTGGCCGTATCGCCGCATCGCTTCACGCAAGGCGTCATCCTCCGCCTTAGCCGCAAGCCCGCCCATAAGTCCTTGTCCTCCCGTCATCACAACAGCAGCCTTCCCGTAATCGCCAAGACCGTTCCACGCCCTGCCAAGCAAGCCCGATCCTGCTGCCTTTGTCCCTGCGACGTTGGCCCCCGCTGCCCCTGTAGTGGGATTAACATAAACCGGGGTTGCTGTTGTTATTGGTACGCCGGAAGGGGCTACCGACGCTACGGTAGAGGATCCACCTACAGCTCCAGGAGCGGCCGCGTTAAGGCCGGTTGATTGGCCTGCGGCCACTGCATTACCTAGAGAGCTATACCCCGTAGGAGCCGTACTAGCGGCACCCGCCGGCAACGTCGCGCCACTGGCTACGCTGGGAGGAACAGTGCCAGGAATAGCGGCACCAGTGCCAGCCGCTCCGCCAACCCCGGCTCCAGCCGTTCCTGCTGCACCAGCACCAGCACCAGCTCCAGCTCCAGCTCCAACCGTGCCACCGATAGTAGGCGCAACCTTGGTCGCAGTAACCGTAATCGGCGTAAGAGCATTTGCTCCAGTTGCTAGGCCGGCTGCATTAGCGCCAGTAAATCCACCAGCCAGCGAGCTACCAGCGCCAGCAATGTTTCCAGATGCCAGCGCTGATCCTGCTCCTGTTACGCCAGCCCAAGCAGAGCTTATGCCGGCTTGCGCCCCAGCAAAAAACCCACCGCCACCAGCACCCAGCCCCCCAAGTCCGCCCATAAGGGCAGCACCTCCGAAGTAGATGAGCGCAGCGGTAGCGATGATTTTGAAAAACTTAGAACTGGTAACCTTTTTGACTACCTTTTTTACGCCTTTGACAACGCCTTTGACAACCTTGCCAATAGCCTTGCCGACCTTTTTAACGACCTTGCTCATGTTTGACCTCGCACATAGGTGCAATTCATAGATAAACGGGAAAACCCAACACGTGCCAATAGCTTCAACAGCCTTGGATCTGCCTCGGGTTCTAATTCAATAACTGCGATTTTGATGACCGGACGGGATTTGACCCAGCGGCCAAACTCGCGGAGGAGCTTGACGCCCTCTCCTGGCACTCTGGTGTAATAAAGCATCACGCTGCATTGCTGGCGCTCGTACCAAAAAGAACGCTCTGACATAGCGCCAACGGCGGCGACTACCTCGCCCTCTATCTCTGATACCCAGACAAAATGCTGATTGCCGGCAATAGCTTCCCGTGCCGTGTCAGCCATTGACTCACGGCAGATGCGAACGGGAAGTGGGTTTTGATTAACTGACTCTACTGCAATATCGACAATCGCGGGCACATCTGCCGGCGTAGCCTTCCTGATCATCCAGATTGTTTAACCTCTTTAAGGCCCGCCGCCGACATCAGGGAATACCCCCGCATCTCTTAGACTCTGTAGATAACGTCTATAGGCCTCGTCTTTTGTCAGTATGTCACCGTCATAATAAACTTGACCACCCCCCCTTTGGGTTGTCATTTGCTCTATAAACTGGTCTTGCGACAGCACGTTTGGGGTAACGGTTGAGCTGTTGCCAGAGTCAGTTCCGGTGCCTCCACCTTCTGCGGTAGTTTGGCCTACATACGTCCAGCCAGCGTTCGGGGCCATAAAGATCTGCCCGGTATTCGGATTAACAATTGGCGTTACAACAGTTGCATACTGTTGATCGTCAGAAGGTGGAACGGCCCAGTTCGGATGGCCTGTGCCAATCCAGACGCCATCATCATCGTAGTTGGTTGCCGCGTTCGTCTGCTGAATGGAAGTCACGTTGGCTTGTATAGTGCTAAGTAACTGCGGCATCGAGTTAGCAGAATTCAACAGGTTTGTGATTGCGTTCTGCTTCTGAGCCGCAGTGAGATTAGGATCAGCGTAAATTTGAGCAACGCCTTCCATAGTCGAATACATGATGCTGGTAGCTGTCTGAGCGTTGGAGTTGTAATACTGAAACTCGAGTTGCAGTGCGTTCTGAGCAGTCTGCCACTCTTGTTGATTGCTTTGCGCCCATGTGCGGAATGCAATCTCCTTGTCAGCAATTAACGTTTGCGTGGCTCTATCAAGCGCACTTTCTATGCTAATAAACGCCTGTTGGTCATCTTGCATTGTAGTCTGGAACGCTTGCTGGTCATCTTGCATTG